CGTGATTATGGGCGGCCTTAGAATTGTTGTAATAGCCGTAAGAATCACCAGTTACACTCTGCGCATACCGATGGCAAGTACCTCACTGAAGCCCTGCATCGACTGCGGCGCACTTGTGCGCGGTGCCTCACGTTGTCCATCGCATCAACTGCAAACAAACCGCCGCATTGAAAAAGCGCGAGGCACACGGCAGGAGCGCGGGTACGGTGCGGAGTGGATGAGGCTCCGCGCGAAGGCGTTGCGAGCGCAACCCTGGTGCGGTGACTGCATGACCGAGGGTCGCCCTGACAATCCCTTGACGGGAGATCACATCGTTCCTCTCAGTGCCGGTGGGCGGAACGAACCGGGCAACATCAGGATACTTTGCCGGCGGTGCAATTCAGTGCGTGGAGGAATGCGTGCTACTTAGTGATCGAGACATACGGCTGCGTATTGCTTCCGGCGAACTGCGACTGCAACCGGGCCGAGATGACCTCATACAACCGGCATCGATTGATCTGACTTTGGATGCCTCGTTCATTGAGGCGGATGGCTTGCACATAACGCTTGCCGAAGATGCCGTAGTTGATCTGCTTCCGGGACAGTTCCTCTTGGGATCAACCGCCGAGCGCGTAACGCTTCCGGCGAATCTCGGGGCGCAGGTTCAAGGTAAGTCGTCGTTCGCAAGACTGGGTCTGCTCGTGCATTGCACTGCGGGTTGGATCGACCCCGGATTCGACGGCAAGATCACCCTGGAGTTCGTCAACCTCGGAGCGAACCCGATTGCGCTGCGGGTCGGAAAGCCAATCGCGCAGATACTCTTTCATCAGACCCTGACGCCATCGGAGAGGCCATACGGATCGCATGGCTTGAACTCACGCTATCAGGGACAGGATGCGGTGACAGGATCACGGCTATGACCAGAGGCGCACCGAAGACACCCACTGCACTGAAGATTCTCCGGGGCAATCCCGGCCATCAGAAACTGAACACCAAGGAGCCGAAGCCCCAGATTGATCTGGCGAAGCCCCCATCCGAGTTGTCACTTGCGGCCAAACGCATCTGGCGCGATTACGGGAAGCAACTAGTTGATCTTGGACTGATGACGCGGATTGACGAAGCGTCATTCGCCGCCTTCTGCCAGACCTATGCTCGGTGGCTTGAGGTGAACACGTACCTGCGGGACGCACCATTGCTTCTGGAGAGTGCGAAGGGTGGGCTGGAGATCAACCCGGCAATCAAGCTGCTCGACCAATTGCAGACGGCAATGATGAAGGCTGCCGGTGAGTTTGGACTGTCGCCGAGTTCGCGATCGAAGGTCACGACGAATACGGTTCGAGAAGACGAATTGGGGGATTTCCTTGGAACAGGAACCGGCCGCTGAGCGTGCTGCATCGTTTATCGAGAAGTTCTGCCGGCATTCGCGCGGAGACATTGCCGGGAAGCCGATCGTGTTGCGCGATTGGCAACGCGAAGTCTTGTCGGGATTGTTTGCCACGACCCCGGACGGCAAGCGCAAGCATCGCACTGGCCTGATTGGCCTGGCACGCAAGAACGGCAAGTCGATCCTCGGTTCGGGCATTGCGTTGTATGGATTGATTGCCGATACCGAGCCGGGTGCTGAGGTCTACGCGTGCGCCGGCGACAGGCAGCAGGCGCGGATCGTCTTCCAGGAGGCGCGCCGGATGGTTGAGAGCCATCCCGCACTCTCCAAGCACGTGACCGTCTTCCGTGATGTGCTTGAGGTCAAGTCAACGAAGAGCGTATTCCGGGTGCTATCCGCTGACGCCAAGCTGCAACAGGGACTAACCCCGCACCTCGTGATCTTCGACGAGGTTCACGTGCAACCGAATGACGAGTTATGGAACGCGATGGTTCTCGGCATGGGGACGCGCAAGCAACCCCTGATGGTCGGGATCACCACTGCCGGGTACGGTGAAGATACGCTGTTGTACCGGCTTTACGATTATGGCAAGAAGGTCCGCTCCGGCGAGATTGAGGATCACACGTTCTTCTTTCGTTGGTGGGAACCCGAGTCATCGGAGTGTGACTGGCGCGACCCGTCGATCTGGGCGCAGGCCAACCCGGCATACGGGGACTACCTGAACGCCGAGGCACTCGACCACGACGCACGCACGACGCCTGAACACGAGTTTCGCAGGTATCACCTGAACCAGTGGACCACGGTTGCGGATGCGTGGCTACCGTTTGGCGCGTGGGACCTGTGCAAGGATGAGACGGCCAACCTTGACGAGACCCTGCCACTGCGCGTCGGGATTGACATGGCGTATTCCAACGATTGCGCTGCAATTGTCGGGGCGCAGGTTCAGGGTGATCGTACCGTGATCAGGTTGCTCGGCGTGTGGGAGAACCCGTTCGACCCGACTGACAAGCGATCGGATGCGTGGAAGATCAGTGTGTTCGAGGTTGAGGAGCGGTTGCGGGAAATTCGCGCAAGGTTCCCGGCATCCGGTGCAGTGATCGACGGACAGATACTGCCCGGACCCGAGTTTGCGTTCGATCCGGCGTGGTTTTCGAGATCCGCACCGCTACTGGAAGGTGACGGATTGACGATGGTGGAATTTCCGCAGACCGACAGTCGCATGGTACCGGCGGCGCAGACGCTGTACCAGTTGATCACCGAGCAGAAGCTTGTACACGATGGCAACCCCATCCTGAAGCGTCACGTTGAGAATGCGGTTGCGGACCGGCGACCCCGTGGATGGCGTATCTCCAAGTCAAGCAGCCGCAAGAAGATCGACGCAGCGATAGCGTGTGCCATTGCGGTGACCCGCGCACAGGAACCGGCACCACAGGTGAAGGCGAGTGTGTATCAGAACCGGGGCGTATTGATACTATGAAGCCAGATGCAAGTGATCTCTTCTTGATTGCCGGTATCATTCTGGTAAGCGTGTCGTTGTCGTTGTGGGTGCCGGCAGCGGTGCCAGCGTATTACGGCGTGGTGGCGATCCTCTACGGAGTAGCCCGAGGAATAGCGGATGCTCGTTCGCACGGCACTGAGCCTGATCAACCGCCGAAGCGGTAGCCTCGAAAATCCCGGCAATCCGCTCAACGCGATGTCGTTGGCGCATGCACTGGCGGGCGGTCAGGCAACCGTATCGGGGATCAGTGTCAGCGTCGATAGCGCGATGGCGTTGCCGATCGTCTATACGTGCGTGTCCCTTCTGTCTCGTACGGTTGCCTCACTTCCCCTCATCCTTTACCGTCGCCTCGAACGGGGCAAGGAACGCGCAACGGATCACGCGCTCTATCGCGTCCTCCGGGATCTTCCCAACCCCGAGATGACCGCGTACGACCTTCATGCTGCACTGATGTCCCACCTTGCCTTGTGGGGCAATGCGTACTGCGAGATCGTGCGGAACGCTGGCGGTGACGTGGTCGAGCTGTGGCCGATCTCCCCGCAACGGGTCACGTGGAAGCGTCTTGCCCCCGGCAAGCTGCTCTACGAGATCGATATGGACGGCACCCGGATTGGGTTGCGTGGAGACCAAGTCATGCATTTGCGGACCCTCTCCGCTGACGGCAAGAAGGGGTACTCCTTCATCACCCAGGCACGCGAGGAAATCTCCCTTGGCATAGCCGCTCGAGAGTATGGGTCGAGGTTCTTCGGGCAGGATGGTCGCCCCGGCGGGGTGCTGACCCATCCGGGTTCACTTTCGCAGGATGCGTTGGATCGGTTGCGATCCTCGTGGGAGGCGGCCCATACTGGCTTGACGAACAGTCACCGGGTCGCAATCCTCGAAGAGGCGATGACGTTCACGCCAACGACGCTACCGCCGGAGGACATGATGTTCCTTCAGACGAGGGACTTCACGCGCAAGGAGATTGCCGGGTGGTTCCATATTCCGCCGCACATGGTCGGGGATACGGAACGGTCCACCAGTTGGGGAACCGGGATCGAGAGTCAGGCGCAAGGATTCCTGACGTTCACCCTTGTTCCGTGGTTGACATCATGGCAGCAGGAAATCAACCGATCCCTACTGACGCCGACCGAGCGTGAAACCTACTTCGCGGAGTACATGACGAATGCGTTGCTGAAGGTAGACACGCAGGCCAGGTACGAAGCCTATGCCAAGGGTCGCAACTGGGGATGGTTGTCTGTCAACGATGTCCGGGAGATCGAGAACCTGAACCCCATCGAGGGGGGCGACGTGTACCTCTCGCCGCTCAACATGGGCAACTCGGAGGTAATGCGCGACTGGCCGAATGCCCAGCAGGGCACGCAGGGTGGCGCACCGGGTAGTCCGGTGCCGTCCAATCAACCGTCCGTTCCGCAACCCGGCGAGACCCTTCCGCAGTCGTTGCGAATGGATGCCGGCGAAGGCGATGGCGTATCGGGGCGCGCACTGGCTGGCATTGAATCCCGCGCGATCGATGTGCCTGCCTGGATGCAGGACAACGCCCAGCAGGGACTAGCTTGGCACGCAGACGGGCTATCGGGTGACGGAGTGACCGCGCAGACGGTCAGTGAGGCACGTTCCCTGGCGTCCGGCAATGCGACTGCCGACAAGGTCCGGCGTATGGGCGCGTGGTTCGCAAGGCACATGGGAGACCTCGACGCACCATCGGCAGACCGCGGGCATCCTGACTATCCATCGCCGGGCGTGGTGGCGCATGCATTGTGGGGTGGCGGAAGCCGATCCGAGTCCCAACGTGCGGAACGTTGGGCAAATGCGCGCGTCAATGCACTGGATGGATCCACCACAACCGAAGGGCGGGCTTTGCCTGCCTCCCACGAGGGCGACGCGCTAGCCATCCTTGTAATGGCGTATGACGCTCTCGATGTCCCCGGCATTGCGCAAGCGATCCGGGCGTCACTCGGAGATGAACGATGACCACCGAAGGCACCAGCAGGGCGGAAGCGGCAGCGCATATCCTCGCACGCGAGACGGGCCGGCGGATGCGTGCCGTCCAGACGCGGATCGACGAGGTTGAGGAAGAGCGGAAGACCGCGCTTGATGCGATAGCGTCACGACTTGTGGATCACGATCAGGCCGACGAACGCCAGTCAGGATTGATTGACGGACTGCGATTGGATCTTGGCACGGCGCACGAGATCACGGCTGCGCTTGATGTTGCGCATGGCGAGACACGCGATCTGACGGCGGCGCAGGCACTGGAACTTGTGTCGATTGCGGAACGGCTAGCGGCGAATGAGCAGATCGACTCCGCCCAGGATGCCGAACTAACCGGGTTGACCGGCAGGATCGAGGGTCTGGAGGCGCGCGCGCCGGTGCCGGGTCCTCCCGGCCCGAAGGGTCCGCCGGGTCCACCTGGTCGTGTCGCCTATGGCGGTGGAGGCGGATCAGCAACCATCCAGAGTGCCGGCACGCTGGTTGCAAACCGGCCAATACTGAACTTCGTTTCCGGCGCGACTGTTGCGGATGACGCAACAAACAATCGCGTGAACATTACCGTCTCCGGTGGTGGCGGCGGAACCATCAACAGCGTTTCCGTTTCTTCGGGCCTGTCGATCACGGGCACCTCGGATCTCACAATCACCAATACCGGCGTGCGGTCGCTGGCCGGGTCCGGGGTCAGCGTGTCGGACAGTACCGGAGCGGTGACGATCACCGCACCGACAGTCACAGGCGGTACCGGGATCACGGTTGCCGGGTCCGGCACCACGGCGCTCACCGTGAGCGCAACCGGCGTCAACAGCGTGAGCGCAGGCACCGGCATCAGCGTGTCCGGCACCACGGCGCTCACGGTCAGTGCAACCGGCGTGCAATCGCTGACCGCGGGCAATGGCATCACGGTCTC